GCACTTCGGTACTTGTATTTAGCAAAAGCATTGAATTGGTTTTTAGGTGCTTTTAGTTCCTGTTGAATTTTAATTAGGCTCATTGTTATTTGTTTTGTAGTTTTTATTGTAATACTCATCTGCTCCTTGTGGAGTAATTAATTTAGTAAGACCTTTATGGTATTTATAGCAATCATTATAGCCTGTTGTATGTGCTAATAATATTTGCTGACGTTCCATTTTTTTAGCTTCATCTAATAGTTTGTAAAACTTATCTTCAAATGTTTTAAAGTGCATATTTGTTATGTCTGCTTCAAAATACAATTCTTGATATTTTAATTTAAACCAATCAATCGCAGTTTCCATTTGTTTCTGGTTTTGTTTCTTTAATAATATAGTGTTCTAATACTTCGATAGTCGGCTCTTGTTTTTTTCTCATAGCTATAAATAATTCATAGGCTTGTGAATAGTCCAACGATATAGTGTCCTTTTGGTAGCGACCTTCTACTGTTGTATAATAGTAAACATCGCCTCTATGGTTAGTTTCTTTTACAAATTCAATCTTCATATAATTCGTTTTTTAAAAGTTCAAGTTCTGCATTGTTTTCTACCCAACAAGTGAAGGTGTAATCATCATCTTCGTAATCGTAATTTTTAGGCAGTAATTTAGGGTCATACGGGTTTTGTGTACTGCTCCCGTCTTGCAGTAAGATAGTGCCAAATCTCTCGAATTGGAACATTTGGTAGGTGGTTAAATGTGTCATTTTGTGTTTTGTTTACACAAATATACAACAATACACAATACAAAGTGCAAAACTATTAAAATATTTTAAAATTATTTTTGCAACAATGTTGCAAATAATGTGTCTTATATAGGATAAAAGCACATCAAATTGTGCAGTTTATGACACATTTTGTACGTATGATTGTACGCAAATACGTACAACTTTACATAAAGTAAAGGTAAAACTTCACTAAAAATGTAATAAAGTAAGGGTAAAACTTATCTATTGATTGATAAATACAACTTTATTGATTGACAAATTCGATAGTAAAATGCAGCCAAAAGTAGTAATATTACTACCTTTATTTTACTTTAAAGGTCTAAAGTATAATAAGTTTCACTTTAGAGCAACTTTTGAAAGTAAAGCTTATCGTAACCCCCGTATGAATATTCGGGTAAGTAAAGCCTAAAGCCACTCGAAATAAGGTTATTAGCAGAAGGAAAGTTCTCTAAGGTTGTGTATGTAATAGCTATATGGCAAAAAGTAGATGCTGCTTTTAACCTGGTCTTAATCATTCGTCTTTGTATGCCTTGCCCTCTATAATCTTTATGCACCCACGCCCTGTTAAATATGCAAATGCCCTTAGAATAAATTGAGCCGCAATAAGCAACAATTCGGCTCATATCGTCAAGCATAACCCACCATTCACGATTGAACTGGAACTCGTCAGCGCAACCCTTAAAGTTAGGATTGGTGTAATCTAATTCCCTTAGTTGCTCGTAGGTTTCTTTGTCTAATACATTACCGAAGCTAAATATTTTCTTGAGGCGCATTTGTTATTAAAAGTTTTTTAAGGTATAAACATAAATCAAGTGCCTCTTCGTATGCGTGTTGCAACCATTCTTGCTGCGTTAAATCGGTTCTATCCATTGTAGTTCCGTATTCCCTTAAACCTCTTATTTCACGCTTGTATAAATCTTTGATTGTTTCGTCTAATATATTGCTCATTATTTGTCGGTTTTGCTATGTATCTTAAAACAAGTTTTACACTTGTATAATATCTTTTTAACTCCTGTTGCGGTTGTGCGCCTCATTTGAATTGTTAAATCATCGCTTCCACATTCAGGGCAAGAGCCTCTGTCTTGTCCAAATATAACTCCGTAATGTGTTTTAGGTTCAATGTGTAGCTTTAATGCGTTAAATACCTGCTCTAATAAAACCACATCTTTCTGGCAGTACTTAATCATTTTAGCCATAGCTACTTTGTCCTTATTCAGAACGATGTCCTTCCATAAGCTATATTCTGTTTTGATCTTAGTTCCAATTCCTAAGTAGTCAGCTATGTAATTAAGCTTGTTGCTATTAAATCTAAACTTTTGACGTGCTACTTTTAACGTATCAATAGTAACATAAGAAGGGAACATATCTATCTTGTGAAACAAGCAGCGTGTTCTTATCCACGCAAGGTCGAACTTATCTCCGTTATGTCCTACTAATTCCGATGCCGTGTTTGCTACTTCAATAAAACTTTGTAGCATCTTTTTGTCGTTCTGTTTGCTATCCCATTGTAAAAAGTAAACTTCCTTCTCATCTTCCCACTTGTAACAAATACAAATGATAGCACGTTCTTGTATTATGCTATCAGCCGTTACATTAAGCTTATACCCTGCGCTCCAGAAAAAGCCAACGTTGGGCGAGGTTTCGATGTCAAAGAATAGTCGTTTGCGTTTTGATTTTAGCATTGTTTATTTTTGGCTGAATTTATCTATTGTAGTAGTACCCATTGCAGCTATGCAAATAACCATTACGGCATCTACAAGTTTATCCGAAGGGGCAATCTCTTGATGCGTAAAGCTATTAGCGAATAAGGTAATACAAATAAATAAAGCCGATAGTAAAGCAATTACTCGCTTAGTAGATATGCTACCTCTTTCGTCTGATAATAAATTGGCTAACCATTTCATAGTATTAATTTAAGGTGTGAAGTATAATTTTGACTCAGCGGCTCTACGCTTTTCTAATCCTGCTAATACCTTGTTGTTCGCTCGTACCCACTTGGCAAACTCTAAAGCAATAGTAGGGTCATTAGGGTTAGCGTTTACCTTCTTTAATAAAGTAGAACTCTTAAGGTTACCGATACCTGCGTTATAGGCAAAGCTTGTAAGCGCAGCGAATTGATTAGGGGTTACCGCACTCTTAACTAATGGAGCAACTTTATCAGCAAACTCTTTAGCTATGATTTCAAATAATTCATTTGCTCGTTCTTGGGTAATCTTATCTCCTGGTTTGACACTTGTTCCGTTCTCATAAAAAGTATTCCCGTAGCCGATAGTATCTTTTGCAGCACTGCATTTATAAGCTACTAACTTGCAGCCTTCGTAGAATTTAATTAGGTCTTTACCTTTGTCGTTTAATTGCATTTTTAATGTATTTGAGAATATAAAAAGAAAGTTAGAATAGCAAATAGAACTGTATTAAGCCTATGTAGTTTTATTTCAAAGTCTACTGCTTTTTCATACTGCTCGTAAATTGCTATGTTTTTATAGTATCTATTGCGATAATCGTTTAACGTATCGTTTGATATTTTATTGCGTTGGGTAAGGGTATCTTTTAGGATAAGTAAGTCGATGCGAAGGCTATCCCTTGTCTTGATGTTAGCTTTAATTAAGCTATCTATTCGTGCTTCTTTTAATGCAACTAAATTACTAACGCTATCAAATGCTGCGTTTATCTTTTCGCCTTCTGCTTTACTAATTACTATCTTATCTTCGCCACCTATTTTCTTAACTACCGATTGGGCGAAACTTAAACTTGGTGCTATTAGTATCAACAGAATTAGCGGAGTCCAATTTAGCCTTAACTTCATTTAGTTCCGTTTTTAATTCTTTTACTTCTTGTTTTAAGGTAACAATAGTTTTTACTGTCTTAGTAATTACCTTCTTGTTATCCTGAGAAGCCACACCCTGCACCTCTTCACTCTGCACTTGGCTTTGCTTTACTTTGTCTTGTAGCTCTTTGATCTGGTTATCGGTTTTAGTTCCGCAACCTATCAAAGCAACCAATATCAAATACCGCATTACTTAAACTTTTTTAGAGCCTTTAGGTCTACTGCCATTTCCAAACGAGCCGTACTTGCTGCGTTACTGCTATCGCTCTTACGCACCATTTCATACAAGCTGCCTATCTTTTCGTCTTGCTTTTCGTTACGCTTTGCATTGTCGATATACAAGTAACTAATGCCGCAGATACACAAAAATAGCATACCAACGACAGGGTTTTTGCTAAACTCTTTGAATGAAATAGGTAACGGGTTAGCTGATACGTTTACGCTTCTTGCTGCTTTTGCCATATTATTTTCTTTTCCAAAAGAATAAGATTAGCGTAATTATCAAAATAAGGGCAATTAGAGCCTTATAAAATTCGCTGAAGGACTTATCCTTATTTTTAGTTATCTTCGAAATTTGGGTTGTTTCTGTGCGATTTAGAGCCATTGAGTCAGTCTTGGTCTGCTTACTATCAGTTTGTTTCTCTTTTGTGCCTCTTGTGTAGGTCTCCGTATACTTAGGAATTGTAATCATACTATCCTTAGTAACCCACAAAGTATCGTAGTAAGTAATGGTCTTAGTAAAATACTCTTCCTTTTCTACTATTTTAGTAACGCTATCTAAAACGACTACACGCACACTATCAAAAGTTTTGACTACTGTGCTATCTAGACGTTCCGATGCTTTCTTTACAGAAGCGCACGAAGTAAGTAATAAAGCTAAAAGTATTATTCTCATTTTAGTTTCTTAGTCATTTTATAGTAATAGCGTATAGCCATACCGCCAGAAACAATAGCCACCAAACTTGCAATCAATGTGAATAGTGGTTGAATACTTGTAATGCTAATTGTTGCACTTACTAATGATACCATTGTTGATTGGTCTGCTTGGTGGTTATTTTCCATTTATAGTTCTTCTTCTTCTTGTTTGTTAAATTCTATGCCGGTAGTCCAATCTTCTAAGAAGGTAAAATTCTCTAAGCCGTTAGGATTGACTACGTTAATTATTTGAAAATCAAATTCTTTATCATTTAAAGCTTCAATGTCCTTAGTTAGTTTCTTGATGCCTTCTTTGTTAAACTTGTAATCGCCTTTCTCATTAAGGATTAAAATACCTTTTTCGTCTACCGAAGCGTTGTCTAATCTTAATTCCTCAACTTGCTTGTTGTAATCTTCAAGGCTCTTACTAATCTTTTCTTGAACTTTAAAAAGCTTCTTTTGAACTTTTGTTTCCTGGTTGCCGATAACGTTGTTAAGACGGCTCACTAATTGCAATAGTTGTTTGTACTTCATTTTCATTGTTTTTTATTTGTAAAGATAATTGTGGATTGCTAAACGGCAAAGGCAAATTTACGATTGGTGGGTTTTTAAGGTTTTCAATCTGTGTAGCTAAGTTTAAGTCCATAGCTTCTACGTTGTTACCTGCAACTAACCACTCGCATACTTGCTCGTAAGTTAAATCTTCGTAAGCAGTAAAGTCGGTTTCCGAAGGTGTAGCACAAGCCATTGAGCCGTAAACTTCTGCGGTGTATTCTCCGTCTTTTCCTTCGTATCTCCAATGTACTGTTTTTACTACATCGGTTAAACTATCTTCGCTTGGTGCGGTGTCCATTTGGCTAATAAGCCATTTTGTTTCTAATGCCATTTTATTTTATTTTATACGTTTGATGCTAATAAATAATATTGTACGCCGCCAATTAAAATTGATACTTTAT